GCGATGCATGGCGTCATGTCAGATTTTTCGTGCGGACAAGAAAGCTCGTCTCGCTTCAGACCGGTGCGACGAAGCACGCTCGCGCAGAACTCGTCGGCGTGATCCATCAGATTTTCCTCACGCGACGTGAGGCGCACCCCGGACTTTTTCACCTTGTCGCTGGATAGGCCCACGTTACTTCTCCACCGCTGCTTGTTTCGTGCTGTTCGTCAGTGCGGCGCCCAAGCGCTCAGCGTGCGCAAAATTGGCTTGCGCTTTCGCTTCGTCTGGCGGGTTTTTCGCGCGGTGTAGGCGAACGTACTCCTGGAAAACGCTGCGAGCCTCCAGGCATGCGGCTTGCAGGGTATCGATGCGCGCGGAAGCACGGCGGAGCAGGGATGCGGTGTGTCGCGTCTCAAGCGGCTCGTCGCCGTTTTCGATCAGGTCGGCGTCCAGCAACAATTGCGTGCATAGTTCAGACATGCTGTTTCATTCCCCTGCGGCTGAACTCGGGCCGTCTTTTTCTTCGGCAACCGGATCGGGCGGCAACGGCATCCAATGCGTCGGCTGGTGGTAGCGAGACTCGGAAATGCGGCAGTGGTCATAGTCCCAGAATGGGCGCTGCTTTTGCGAATATTTGTCGTGATTGAAGCGCCCGCGCCGCCATCCAGTGTGCGGTGAAAACAGCAACACGCCGCGCCCGTCGAACGTGCCAGCCGCGTGCGCTGTCTGGATCGGATATGCGATGCCAAAGCGCGGCTCGTCGGGGATGTTCTCGCGCCCGCTGCAATTCATCGTGCAGCGGTCCCCGAAGCAATCCGGACAAGGGTCCTTAACGCGCCCGAAGTCGTTGATGCTCAGCATCGTCATGTGCTCGCGTCTCCCGGCGCCTTCTGGATGCGCTCACGCAATGCGGAAACGATGGCGCGAGAAACTGCTAGCGGCGGATCATCCACGTCCTCTTTCAGCCCAGCGGCAACCGCAATTTCCAGCGTCTCAAAAAGCTCGTCACTGTCCGTATCGAGAAAAGCGAGCAGGACGGCGCGCGCGATAGTGAAGCACTCGGCGCGCTCCTCTTCATTGATCGCGGTAGGGGATGCCCCGACTTCAAACGGCGGCGGATCGCCGGTCCAGCTTCCCTTGTCGATCACAGGGCCAAGCGCCCAGACCGCTTTTGCCGCTCGTTCCAACATCGCGTCACTCATGGCTCACTGCCTTTGCAATGCAGTATCCGTCCGGCAATTCGAGATAGAGGCCAGACCCGCCGCGCTCGTCATCAACGCTGTTCACTGTCAGCGGGATCATGTTTCCGTCGTCATCGCAAAGGCCTTCGGCTAGAAGCCTCTGAACCTGACGAACTTGTCCGTTCGCTTCATCCAGGGCGAAGGACAGAGAGGCGACGACTTGGGCGATCTCCGCAATGTCGTAGTCTCTAAGGTCTTTGAGCGCGTAGCATCCGCTATTCCCGTCGTCGCCGTGAGCGTAGGAATTACAGAGGGCGATAATCCTAGCGTCACCCACCGGTGCTCTCCGTCGATTGAGTTTGTGCTGAACACATCACTTCGGGCCTCCGACGTCATCACGCGGCGGCGCTTCGACCATGCGCCTCGATACCGCTGTCCGCGCCGGCGGCGTCTCCGCTGCGCGCGCCACTTTCGCGGCCGCCATGTACTTGCGGTAGCCAGTCTCCGGCGTGTCACCGGGGCCGGTGGTGTAGATCACCGCGCCCCAGACCACATCGACGTCGCGCCCGAGTCGCCTGGCCGTGTCGATGCCGTCCTTGATGGCGCTAGCGAGCTCGCGGTTGGTGGCGACCAGGGTCGGGCGCCCGTTCACGGCAACGCCTCGATGCGATCGGCGAGCAGGTCCAGGTCATCGGCCACTTCACTGGGTTCCCAGGGCACGGTGAGGGTGCGGCAGGTTCGGGCCTGGTTGCGCAGCATCTCCGCGGCGCGCTCGCCGAGCGGGCTCGTCGGCGGTTTCAGCCCCATCACCACGTGCTTGTCGGGGAGCCCGAACACCGGCCCGCGCAGGATGTAGACCACCTCGGTGGTGTGCTTGCGCCCGGTATAGATCCCGGCGTTGGGATCCCAGTCCTCGAGGTAGAGCTTGTCGCCTTCACCGTAACCGCGATCGTCGAGGCGGACCTCGAACAGCTTTCGCCCGGCGATGATGTCGCCGAAAAACTCAGGCCAGCACTTCAGGACGTGGGTCTGCGCTTGGCCGACGGTGGTTGTTGTGGTGTCCATGATTTACCCCCTTACGGCTCGGTCGATGATCTCTTTTGCGTCGCGCAGATCCCGCGCATCGCGCTCGGCTTGGTTGCGGGCGTTGCGCCAGACGTCGCCTTGCTGGCTGTCTGCAAACTTGGCCCGGGCGTCAAACCGTGCCGCCAGCCCCTCTAGGAATTCCTTTGCTGCCTCAGCTGCAGCCGGTGTGATCTCAACCAAGGCGGGCCTCCAAATCTTCGCCGGCGACCGTCTCCGCGCGTTGGTGGCCCGTGGCGGTGAGGAGGGCGCGGACGCCGTCGGGCCTCAACACAGCCACCACGGTCTGCGCCTCGATGAAACGCCCCGGGCCGGGCGCCACCTCATGGGCGCCGTAGCGTATGGCCATGGTCCCGATGGCGCGCGAGATCCGGTTTAGGATGGTGAATTGAACGTATTCTTCGCGGTGTTCGGCCTGTTGATAGCGCAGCGCGGCGTCAGGCTCGATTCGTTCGGTGGCCCAGCATTCCACCATGTTGGCGCGCACGGCCTCGAGCGCCTGGCGGCGCTGCTCGCTTTCCAGGTCGACCAGAAAGATATGATCGAGCAGCGATTGCGGAATCGACAGCGCGATCGCGTCGACGTTCTGGCTGCGCCCGTAGGCCAGCAGCCCGGCGATCTCCTCGAGCTCGTGGGTGTTGAGCTTGCGCATCAGGCGCTCCCTCGGGTGGGCATGCGGCGCTTCACGAAGTCCGCGATGAAGCGCTTCAGCTCCGCGTCGATCAGGCTCATGCGCTTCAGGTCGTTTTCGCTCGGCTCCTCGCCCGGGTCGAGCGCGGTCATGATGCCGTGGAAGGTGTGCTGCGCGCCGGCGAAGAAGGCGTTTCGCATTTCCTCAAGCTGGACGGCGCTGGCGTCGTTGTTGGGAAAGCAGGCTTGGCGCAGGCTCACCCAGCCGGCCTCGATGTAGAAGCCTTTGTCCATCAGGGTTTGGTGCAGCAGCGTCAGCGCTTCGTCGCTGGCTGGGCTGGTGGTTTTAAACTCGTCGGTCATTCCGCATTTCCCCATGCTGGTCCGTAACCACGCTTGCGCGCCGCCTGCAAACACTCGAGGCCCTTGGCCGTGATGCGCTCGGCGTAGAGCCACATCCACGGATCCTTGATGCCAGCCGCCGCCCACGCCTCGTTGAACTCGCCAACATATCCGGGCGCGCGGTTCTCCGTCATGGTGTCGACGGCGCGCTCGATGAGGCCCTGGGCTTCAAGATCGCGGACTGCACGAGCGCGCCAGACATTGCTCCGATTGCCAAGGATCATGTTGCGGGCATCCCAATGTGCAGGCACCCAGCCGCCCCATTCGGCCATGGCGTTCAGGATCTTGTAAGCGGTGGGGATCACCACGGCACCTCGTCATGATCCAGGATCTCGGCCATCGTCGCTTCCCGCACGAACTCGGCGGGGAATTCCTCGCCCGATTCGCCGGTGCACAAAGCGTGATAGGTGGGGCTGGCCATGATGCGATCGCGCAGCCGCTCCGGCAGGCGGTGGTAAGCCTCGGGGTCAAACCGCCCGGGCTCCAGGCTCAGAAACAGCGGCCGGTGCTCCGGCATGGCGTGCGCCGTCCCGGGCCGGATGTCGCGCACGGTGCGGTGCTCGCTCGACCAACTCATCTGCAAGAGCGCCGGGCGGCCGACCAGGATCTCAAGGTCGAAGCCCTCGCGCTCCGCTCGGGTCAACGGGCGCCCGTACCAAGAGGTCAGGTGCTGGTGCAGCTTGGCGGTGGGCCAGAAGCTGAAATTGTAGCGGGTCTCTAGGCTGTAGCGCCGCTCGCCGATGACTTCAAATAGGAGGCGGACCTCGCGCACCCGGCGCGGCCGCTCCTCGAAATACCAAGTCTGGCGCCCGCAATCGACCACGCCCCAACAGATCGCGTGGGCCTTGTTGTCGGCGGCGAGGATTGCGTTGGTGGTCATCGTTCCCTCGTGGCCGCTGGCCGGGCGCGACCCCGGCCTCCAGGGGCAATCTGAGGGAAAGCCCTAGACCCGCCCTGCAGCATCAGGGTGGTGCGGGTCCTAGGATTGCTCCAGCTTCCCCGCCTCAACGACGCACCCTGTGTCGGGCGCTCCGACATTCCTGTCAATGTCTCGGGCGCGAAATTATTTAACGGTGGAAAGCCGAAACGACCCCTTGACACTTATGTCGGAGCGCCCGACCACTCGCGTTTCTCGCAAGGGCGAATCGGATGGCGCGCGGCACTTGGTTGAAACAATGGCGAATTAACGCGGGGCTGTCGCAGCAGGCGGCGGCCAATCGCTTCCGGATCTCGCGCTCCCGCTACAGCGAGATCGAAAATGGCGCCGTGGCCTGGGCCCGGACCTCGCTTACGATCGCGCGCGTAACCGGAATTTCTGTGGAAGATTTCCACCGTCGCTCGCCGTGGCTGCAGGGTCATCCCAAGAAGCCGCACCGGTGAGACTGGCGCGAATCGTTCTGCGGGCGTTGCGTCTGCATTCGACCGCGCTTGCGGTGGACGTCGAGCTTTTGGTCCTGCGCATCAGGCGCTGGTGGTTGGAGAGAGGTCATGGTTGTTAAGGCGCAGAAGGGAAACCTGGTCGACACCTTGCAGAACATCCGCAAGGGCGCGCTGATCGAACAGTGCAACGAATTGCTGGGCGAGCTCGCCCAGGCGGTGTTCATCCAGGAAGGTGACGGTGAATTCGAGCTTAAGCTGAAGCTCACCTACAACGCCGAGGGCCAGGTCAAAATCACCGCGCGCCCGAAAATCGAGAAGCCCATCCGCACTGTCGGCGACGCCATCTTCTACGCCACGGTCGACGGCTCGCTCGAGCGCGACGATCCCAAGCAGAAGAGCATGTTCGACGACGAGCCCGCGGGTGGTGGGCGCCAGCGCAATTAAGGGAGGCGGTTATGAGCAGCAATCATGGCGACGGCGATGGCCCGCTCGATCCGAAGTTTATGGAGGCGCTTGGCCGCTCTCCCGGCTTCGGCGCGACCGGCAAATATCCGGATGGCAAGCTTTCCCCTGACGACGAGGGCGAGTTGCAGTTTGGAATCACCAACTCGAACGGGCAGGTAATCATCAACTTTGGCAAGCCGGTAGCGTGGTTGGCGTTCGGTCCGCAACAGGCCCGCGAATTGGCGGACGCCATTATCAAGCACGCCGACCAGGCGCGTGTTATCGGCGGCAACCGCGCCGAGCGGCGCGCTACGGCGGCGAAGCAGCGTTCGAAGGTCGATTAAGAATCGGTTTTTTATTGGAGGGAAATGCCCATGGACTTGAGCAAAGAGAATCTCGCCACGCTGGTGGAGATCGCGCGCGCCTCGCAGCTGCAGATCGTCGAGCTTCCCGATGGCCGCAGGCTGGTGGCGACGCCGCAAGCGGGCGGCGGCGTCTCGGTGAATGAATACCAGTCGGCCGATTATCTCCCGCCGCTGCAGCCCTTAATCACCGCGCATCCGACCGTGATCGCGAAGGATTCGTTCGTCGCCTACATCAACGCGTTCAAGACCTCGACCGCGCGCATGTTCGCTACGCTGAACGACTCGGGCGGCGGGCAATTGCTGGCCGTCCTCGATTACCACGCTGGCCAGGAGGCTGGACAACCCGTTGCGCCCGGGCGCTGCGCCCACCGCGTCGCCTACCAATTGCGCGACAGCGAGGAATGGGCGCGGTGGTCGAAGATCTCCGGCAAGATGATGGGCCAGACTGAGTTTGTTCGCTTTCTGGAGGAGAACGCCGCCGACGTCTCCGCGCCCGCCGGCGCTGACATTCTGGAAATGGCCCGCGATTTCTCCGCCGCGCGCAAGGTCGATTTCACTCAATCGGTCCGCACTGACACTGGCGACGTCTCGTTTGAGTACGCCGCCAATGCCGAGGCCAAATCCAAGGCGGGCCAGATCGAGGTGCCGCGCAAGTTCGAGCTCACCATTCCGGTGTTTTATGGCGAGCCGACCATGAAGGTGTACGCGTTCCTGCGCTGGTCGATCGCTGACGGTTCGCTGCAGCTTGGCATCGAGCTCGCGCGTCCGGTCTATGTGCGCCAGTCCTTGCTCGAGGAGATCGGCGGCGACGTCATTTCCAAGACCGGCGTCCCGCTGCATTACGGCGTTCCCGCTGGCTCCATCTAGCGGCCGCGCCATGGCCGAGGTCGATTCCGTTCAATTCTTCGGGCGTGTGCGCACGCTGAACGGCGCGCCTCGGCCCTGTGGCGCCTGCGGCCATTGTGGCTGCTATCGCCGCACCGACGACGGGGCGTGGTGCTGCTCGGCCTGCGACACCGTCATCGATCCTGAACCGTTGCCGCCCGACGCTGGGGTGGCTCTCGGGGGCCCTGGGGGGCTCGCCGCAGCCGCGGGGGTATGCCCCTGCGGCTGCGGGTCTCTGGCTTCTACAGGCTGCGCTGGGGCGCAGCAGGGGGGTATCTAGTGGCCGACCTACCGTTCGAACAGGTCTATTGGCGCGAGGATGTGGCCTATGCGCCGCTCCGTGCCTGCTCAGCCGCCGCACGCGGGCTCTACGTCGAGGTTCGCGCGCTCTGCTGGTATGCGACGCCCCGGGGCGCGCTCGTCGTGGAGGGCCGCGCTGTGAGCTTGGCGACCCTGTCCGGGCTCGCCAATATTCCGCCCGCGATCGTGGAGGCGGGGCTGGTCGAATTGACCGCCCATGGCGTCCTGGATCTAATCGATGGGGTTTATCGCGATCGCCGCATGACTGCGGCCGATGCCAAGCGTGCCGCCACGGGCGGCCCGACCCCAACCGAGCGCGAGCTCGCCGATCGGGCCATCCGGGAATCGCTCGAAACCCTGGGGGCCGAGGCGGAACGCCGGGCCAAGGCGCGGGCGCGCTCGGCGCGCTATCGCTCCAGTCGCCGGGCTCAGAAAACCCTCGACCAGATGCGCTCGTTCGCGGCCATGGAGGCGGCGACGGCACGCGCCGACGGGGCCGTGAACGTCACGCTCTGCGTCACGCCGGAGGAGCGTGATTGTCACGTCACCGAGGGGGTGCGTCACGTCACCGAAAACGTCACCAATTCCGTTGCAGATCAAAGCGCTGCTGGGTTCTCCACCGGGTTTTTGCCTAGAGTCTATAACCATATAGATTCAGAGAATCCTTCTGAACCAGCGGCGCTGGCGCGACCGCCCGCCGTCAAGCACGGCGGTCGCGCCGCAGCGCTGGCCGCGCTGCAGCAGAGGAGGGCGGGGTGATGGACTCTGGGATTGGACGTCGGCGCAGGATCGCCGAGGCAGCGGGCTTTCGGAGCGCCCCTCAGGGCATCGAGGACGCTTGCGCGGACTTCGTCGAGACCTCGATCCAGAACCTCGGCGTCGCGCTTGCGCATCAGCTCCGGATCCGCATCACCTATTCCAACGCCTGCACGCTGTTTATTAAAACCGCGCTTGACGACATGCAGGAGGTTGATCCTGCTCTGACGGTCGCGTGGTTGGAGGGCATGCTCGAGGCGCAGCGCGAGAACGCTGCGGGCCGTCACGGCTCTCCGGCTTGGCTTGCGGCCACCGATCGCGCGACCGAGGCCGGCGCGAAGCTTGGCGTGATTGAGCTCGCGCTTGTGGCGAAGGAGCGCGGTGAGCCGGAGACGCGCCCCGATGCCTGACACCGTCCGCGATCTGTTCGGGCGCGAGCTCACACCGGAAGAGGCGCGCCGGGTGATGCGCTCGCCGCGGCAACCGAGGAAGTCGGCTTATGCCGCGCCGCCCGGCTCCGGCCCGGATGGCAAACGCTGCAAAGACTGCAAGCACGCGCGGACCACGGCGTTCCACTCGAGCAAGGTCTACTGGAAGTGCGGCCTGGTGGTGTCGACGCGCGGGGCGGGGACCGACATTCGAGTCCGCGCGCCGGCGTGCAAACGGTTCGAAGAGAAGCCCGTCGATGCGTGATTACGCCGAGCAATCGTTCCAGATCACGGCGTGCGATTTTCTCGCGCTCAACGGTCTGCTCGGCGTGCACGTGCCCAACGAAGGCGAGCGGTCGCGCGGCGCGGCCGGACGCGCTGCTGCAGCCGGTCTCCGCAAAGGCTTTCCGGATCTGCTGGTGTTCGATCGTAAGCGGCCGCTAAATATAGCCGTCAGGGGCGTTGTGGTCTCAGATGCGCGGGGACTTCTCTGTGTCGCCGAGTTGAAGCGACCCCGCCGGCGTTCGATGCGAACTAAGACCGGCTGGACCGCGCGCAAGCAATTGGACGACGACCAGATAAAATGGGCCGACGAGATGCGCGCGCGGGGCGTGCTGGCTTTTGGGCCGTGGGACTGTGTCGAGGACATCGTGCGCGACCTTGAGGCCATCGGCGTCGATTTGAACGCGCGGGTGATGGGATGAGGGTGCTCGGTCCTGGCCGCCGCAACCGGGCGATGGATCAGCGCGATGCGTTGGTGGCGACGCTGCTGCGCGAGGACGAGCTTTCCTATGCCGAGATCGCGCAGCGCTTCGACATGACCACACAGCGCGTCGATCAGATCCGCGTCGCACACAAGATCGCCCCGCGCGGCTACTCCAAGAGCGCTCGCCGGCAGATGGCTGCGCGCATGCGCGTTCGCCACGCTGAGGGTAAGTTTCGCACATCCACCCGCGACGTCGATCCTGACAACGTGCTCGCCGCGCAGCTGGTGATCGAGGAGCGGCTTTCCTATTCGAAGGCGGCGGCAAAAATGCTCGAGGTCTATGGCGTTAAGGTCTCTCGCTCGCGAGTGGCCGGCGCGGTGGCGCGGACCAGAAGGCGGCTTGAGAGGGAGCGTGTTTCACATGAAACGGGAACCGAAACAAATACTTGAGAGCGGTGGGTACCTCCGTGATCGGTTTTCATTCTGGCGGCGGTTCGGTTTTCATTGGCCCTATATCCCGGAGTACGCGGTCGGCGAAGCCGAGCCCGGCCTGGCTGAGGGGTATCTCCAGTCCAACGTCGCCATTCACCTCGATTGGGCCGACCGCCTGCGGCTGCTCGTCTCCGGGAACATGGTGGTGATGCTCAAGGTGCAGACCGATGTGGCGGTGTCGAAAATGCGCTCGGCGGTGGCGCACGGCATTCTGGCGCCAGGCGAGCCGCTGCCGATGTCGACCGCCGAGCAACGTCCGCAAGTAGCGCCGCCGCGCGAATCTCCGCAGGGGTGAGGCTGGAGTTCATTTCATGTCGCGCAGCACCCAAGCTCAACTCGTCGCGCTCGCGCCCACGCTGACGCCGGCGTCCTATACAACGGGCAAGGTTCTGTTCACCGGCGTCGAGCTCGCCAGCATGGTGTTTCAGTCCGGGCGCGTGGCCGAGCTTCGTTCGATCGCGGGCTTCGATAAGGCCGACGCCGGCATTGCGCTCGATTTGTATTTTGCCTCGGTTTCGACCGCCATCGGTGTCGTAGGCTCCGACGCTTCGATCACCGACGCGGATCTGGCGGCGGAAGATTTCCAGGGCCGGGTGTCGATCGCCACCGGCGACTATACCGACCTCGGCGGCGCTCGCGAATTCACGCATTCGGTTTTGCCTGGTCTCTTGCTGCAGCCGATCGCAGCGTCGCGCTCGATTTATGTTTCGTGCGTCGCGCGCGGCTCGATCATGATCGCCGGCGCGGCCGATCTTGGATTCAATTTTGGTTTTAAATGGTGGTGATCGCAGAGGAGCGAACGATGCACACACAGGCTCAGATCCAGGAACAGCGCGAAGTCTGGCTGAAGGCAAAGACCGCGCATGCCGACCGCGTTTCCGAACGCGACGCCGCGCAGGTTCGTCATGCTGGCGAGGTCGAGCGCGCTGAAACGCGTATGAGTGGCGAGCGCACCAAGCTCGAGCAAATGGTGAAGGACAACCACGGCGCGGTCGACAAGCTGCTTGAGGATCCGAGCGAGGTTGAAGAGGCGCGCGCGCGCGCTGTGCTGGCTGCGCAGGCCGACGTCACGCGCGATGCGCAACCCAACCCTTCGGGCGCTGATCACATGGCCGGCGCTCTCCCGGCCCTTGGTGAGCAGGGCGATCTGAACGGCGGGTCCGCCGACGCCACCCGCACCGTAGTCACGTACAACGCCGAGGCCGCTGGCCCCACTGGCCCCGCTGGCGACGCCGCAAAGCGTGTCGATTATCGCGCCGCCGGCAGTTTCCGTCCCCGCGGCTTCGCCTAATGGCGACCGCGGCGCTGCCGTCGCCACGCACCGAGCCGGGCAACGACAGCCCGGCCGGCGCGCGCGTCGAATACTTCACCCGCGAGGAGGTGCAGCGGGCGATGATCGAAGCTGGCGAGAAGGCGGTCACCAACGCCCGCAAGGGCTGGCTTCGCGAACAGCGCGCGGCGCTCGAGGCGCAGGCTGAAGCGCACCTCGCCGAATTGGGCCGGGCGCTCGAGGCCAAGGCGCACGAGGTCGAGGACGTTTGCGTCCACCGCATCAAGGCGTCCCGGTGGGCCATGCTCTGCATAGGCTCGATCGGGGCGGCCGCGGTGCTGATCCCGCTCGTTTTCGTGGTTTCGCTGCGCATGATGAGCTCTGGCGCTGACGTCGGCATCGACGCCGCCAATCGCTCCCAGATGCTCAATGCGGCGATGCAGCGGGTCGACCATCCGGAGGACATCGGGCGTCGTCCCGTGCCTCAGTGCCCCCACGGCGTCGATTCCCAGGGCAATTGCGCGCAGGGGTCCTGATGCGAGCTAAGCCTAAGAAAACAAACAGCAAAAAAACCGCCTCTCCCACGCGGAGAGTGCGTCGGAAAGACGTGGAAAAGCTGCACGGGAAGGGCTCCGTGGTGGTGGGCTCGGCCCATCTCGACATGCCCCAGGTCGAGTTGATCCGGTGCGAGGCGCTCGTCCCGTACGCCCGCAATTCCCGCACTCACTCGGCCGACCAAAAGGCCAAGGTCAAAGCCCTGATCCGGGGCCTCGGCTTCTGGGGCGCGGTGATGTTCGACACCGAGGGCCTCTGCTTCGGCCACCTCCGCCGCGAGGCCGTGATGGAAATGCACGCCGACGGCGAGGCGGTGAAGTTTCCCAACGGCTATGTGATCCCGGCGGGCTTCATCCCGGCCATGCGGTGCGACGGCTGGTCGCCTGAACAGCGCAAGGCCGCGATCATCGCCGACAACCGGGCCGCACTCGACGCCGGCTGGGACGAGGACATGCTCCGGCTCGAGCTCGTGGATCTCGAGGCCGCCGGGTTCGACATCGCGCTGACCGCCTTCGATGGCGAGGAGCTCGCGCGGCTCCTGAAATCGGGCACGGAGGGCCTCACCGACCCTGACGATGCGCCGCCGCTTCCAGAAGTGCCGGTCACCGTCTCCGGCGACGTCTGGCTCCTGGGTGGCCACCGCGTCGTCTGCGGGGATTCCACCAAGGCCGATGCGGTGAAGGCCGCGCTCGGCCGGGAAAGGCCATCGCTCATGGTCACGGACCCGCCAGGAGGGGTCGTAATCGACCCCGTAGGGCGGGTCCGTGAGGGTGTTTCAGGCGCCGGTGCGGCTCGCGGCAAGGTCATGAACGATGACCGCGCCGATTGGCGTGAGGCCTGGGCGCTGTTTCCGGGCGCGGTGGCCTATGTCTGGCATGGCGGGCTGCACGCCGGGGCGGTGGCGACGTCGCTCATCGCATCGAAGCTGCTCCCCCGGGCCCAGATCATCTGGGTGAAGTCGCGCCTGGTGATTGGGCGGGGCGCTTACCATTGGCAGCACGAGCCCTGCTATGTGGCCGTGAAGGAGGGACGCGAGCCCAAGGTCATCAAGTTCGAGCCTGATCACGAGGTCTCGACCTATGCCGTTCGGACCGGGGAAACCGCCCAATGGGAGGGCGGGCGCAAGCAGTCCACGGTCTGGGAAATCGAGCACCTGAAATCTGACACCGGGCACGGCACCCAAAAGCCGGTAGAGTGCATGCGCCGGCCGATCGTGAACAATTCGCCCCCTGGTGGGGTGGTGTACGACCCGTTCCTGGGCTCGGGCACCACGCTGATCGCAGCGGAAATGGAGGGCCGGACTGCCGTTGGTCTCGAGCTCGACCCCGCTTATGTCGACGTCATCGTGAAACGCTGGCAAGCGTTCACCGGCCGGGTTGCGACGCTCGAGGCGTCGGGCCGGTCTTTCGAGGAAGTGGAGGCTGAACGTGCAAACCAATCCAAGCCGTCGCGCCGCGCTGCTGGGGGCTCTGGCCGCGGCCGTCGTGCCGCCGGCGCTTAACCCTTTTCTGCCGCCGGCCTACGCCGCGCGCATCACCTGGTCACCGAATCCGCCCTCTCAAGCCATGATGCCGGGGGATGTGCACTACTATGGCGGCGCTGCCGGCGGCGGGAAGATGTTCAGTACACCGGCTGGACGCTCGCTGTACGAGGCCTTCCGCCAATCGACGCGGGACTACGCAACCTTCGGCGCCTCGCAATGGGGCCCGATCGACTGACATGCCTCGTCCGGCCCGCAATCCCGATCGGCCCAAGCTGAAGCCCCGCGGCATCGGCGCGCCCAAGGTGCGCACGCCCGAGCGCGAGCGGGTGGTGATCGCGATGGTGAAGGCCAACGCCACCCACGCACTGATCGCCGAGGCTGTCGGGATCGACCGCTCAACGCTCTACAAGCACTACCGCGACCTGATCCCGGCGGAGGGTCCGGGCCGCCCCGAACACGCGCCCACCGACACCATGCGGGCGCTGGTCAAGCAGTATCGGTCGGCTGGGCTCACGCACGATGAGATCGCCGCCTCGATCAACCTCGAGCGCTCGGCGCTGGAGAAGCACTACCCGGTCGAATTGCTACACGGGAAGGCCGCCATCGTGGCCGCGATCGGCAACAAGATGGTCGTCAAGGCCCTGTCGAACGGGCCCGACGCGCAGCGCGCCGGCGAGTTCTTCCTGGCCTCTCAGGGCGCCGAGTTCGGCTGGGGGCGCAAGACCGAGGTTGATCTGAAAAACACCGGGCGCGCCTCAAGCGCCGAGCCTGAGGATCCTCTGGTCTCCGGGCCGCCGCGGCTCACCCGCGATACGGCGCGCCGGGTGGCGTTCCTGTTGACCAAGGCGGCCAACGAGCAGCCGCGCCAGGCTGTGGTGGTCGAGGAGGAAGCGCCGCCGGCGTCGAGCCGATAGCCGGGCGTCTCGGTCTGTGGCAGGGATTCTGCGCCCTGAGTCGGTCGGCCTGGGCGAGGAGAGCGGGCCATGGCGTTTGACATCCACAACCTGAAAATGGGCCGCGAACGCGGGATTTTCCGCAATCACCGCTGGAATTACGAAACTACCGACAGCCAGGCCACCATGAACACGGCGGGCTATTTCAACGGCCTGGCCGCGCTCGGCGGGCAAATCGGGGATGAGATCTACGCCACCGTCTGGGATAGCGCGGTCCCGGCTGGCCCACATCCCGTTCCTGGCTCCTCCGTGATCGACGCCCGGGTGCTGTTGATCGTCAATGCGATCTCCGCCGGCGGTGTCGTCGATGTCGCCAATGGCGACGCTTACGTGTTCGATTCCACCCCGCCCATCGGCTACGCCGTCGCCTTCCACGCCGGCTCCTATTCGATCGCCACCACCGCGGCCACGGCTCGGGTCGACATCACCGGGGCCGAAGTCGGGGCGGCCTACGCGCTGTCGATCGCCTCGAGCGGGGGCGGCACCCCGGTTACGGCCACCGGCACGGTGGCCTCGGGAACCTTCAACATCACCCCGCTCGATCTGCACCTGCTCACGGCGGGCACGCTGACGGCGACGCTGACGCTGACCGATACCGTGGGCAATGTGGGCTCCCCGGTCACCGGCACCGCGACCCTGGGCGCCTGATGCCGCTCCAATCGTCCAGCGCGGGCCCTACAGGCGGGGTCTGATCCGGTGCGGGCGAACGCTCTGGACGACATCATCGCGCGCCTGGAGGGCCTGCCGGCCGACGAGCAGGCCGAAGTGGTGCAGGCCGCGCAGGACGAAACCCAGGGCATGCTCTGGGTTCCCAACACCGGACCGCAGACTCAGGCCTATTTCTGCCCGGCCGATGAATTGCTCTATGGCGGCGAGGCTGGCGGGGGAAAGTCCGACTTCCTGATTGGGCTCGCGATCAACGAGCACGATGTCTCCCAGATCTTCCGGCTGCAGCACAACGACCGGGTGGCGATCGTTCGCCGGCTGGCCGAGATCCTGGCCGGCGGCGAGTTAGCCGAGGGGTCAAAGCCCCCGGGTTACAACGGTTCCGAGCATATCTGGACGGCGCAGCAGCGCATGGGCGTGCGTAAGCGCTTCCCAGTGATCGAGTTTGGCGCGTTGTCGGAGCCAGGGGCCTGGAAACACTACCAAGGCCGTCCGGCGTCGCTGAAAGCCTGGGACGAGCTCACCCATTTCGCGCGCGAAGGGTTCGAGACCGTCAACGCCTGGCTGCGCTCGGTGGATCCGCTGCAGCGCTGTCGCATCGTGGCGGCGTCGAACCCGCCGACCAGCGTCGATGGCCTCTGGGTGGTCGATTATTTCGCGCCCTGGGTGGATGATCGCCACGCCAACCCGGCGAAGCCTGGCGAGCTTCGCTATTTCACCTCGATCAAGGGCGAGCAGGTGGAGGTCGACGCCTCCTGGCGCGGCCGCGACAAGAGCGGCCTGGAGATTTTACCTCGCTCGCGGACCTTCATTCCCGCGGCGCTCGCCGACAATCCGGACCTGGCCGACACCGGCTATGCCTCAACGCTGGCGGGCCTGCCTGAGCACCTGCGGCTGGCGCTCGCTGAGGGTAAATGGCGGGCGCAATTCGAAGATGACGCCATGCAGGTGATCCCCACCGAGTGGGTGATCGAAGCCATGCAACGCTGGGAAAAGCGCAAGGCCGCCTTCGACGCCGGCGAAGAGGAAATGGGGCCGATGGAAGCCCTCGGCGTTGATCCCGCCGGCGGCGGCAAAGCCCGGCTGGTCATGGTCCCGCGCCACGGCACGTTCTTCGATACCCCGGCGATCAAATCCGGACCCAATTTCAAGGATCCTCGCGAAACCGCGGCGGCGATCTTCTTCGTGGTCCGCAACGACGCCCAGGTTAACATCGACAACACCGGGGGCTGGGGTGCGGGGGCGGTGGCCATCCTCGAGTCCAACCGCCACCCTGTGCTGTCCTGTATTTTCTCGGCTGAATCGACAGAGATCAGCCGCCACGGCGATGCCTATTACAACAAGCGGGCCGAGTATTATTGGGGCATGCGCGAGGCGCTCGACCCGGTCGATGGGGACGATCTCGCGCTCTACCCGTCAAAGAGCCTGCTGACCGAGCTTTGCGCGGTGACCTGGACCCGGGTGCGCCACAAAGGCCGAAACACCATCAAGCTCGAGCCCAAGGAGCACGTCGAGGCCCGGATCGGTCGCTCCCCCGATGAGGGTGACGCCACCGTCCTAGCCCGGGCTGAAGCCGGGACGTTTGATGGTCCTCTGGCGGGTGACGCTTTCCATAAACGGTCGAGTCGGTCAGAAACCAACCGTGCGCACCAGGTCGGGAAGGAACGGTCCCGGGCCTGGCGTGATCCGAAGAGGCGTTAGATGGCGTTCATTCCCCCCATGATTGCGGCGGTCGCGGGCTTCGCCACGACCGTCGCTCCGATCGTCTCGGCCGTCGCCGGCGTGGCTTCGATCGCCTCGGCGCTCCGCAAGCCCAAGATGCCGACGGTGGCCTCGACCTCGAACACCCCGTCGGTGGATCCCGCCGCTGTCGTGCCGCTGCCGGTGGACACCGGGACGGCGACGAAGCTCCGGCTCTTGCAGACCAAGGCCCAGGCCGCGCAGCGCGCTGCAGGGCTCGGTGGGACGCTGGTCGGCGGGCAGCTTGGCGACGTCTCGCCGCCAAAGGTGGCCGCGCCCCTGGTGCTCGGGAGGGCCGCATGAACAAGAACGGCACCTACATGACCGCGACCGACGTCAAAGTCTTGGCTCAGGAATTGGCGCGCGACCAGTTTCTCCGGGCCAAGCGTGAGGAGGCCTCGGTGCGGCGCCAACATGCCGCATCCGATTTTCCAAACCGCCACGAGCGCCGGCGTGCTGCAGCGCTGAAGGCGGCCAAGTGACCCACAAATGCGCGGCCCGATCCTGCGGCGCCCAGATCCCCGATCGGCTGTTGATGTGCCGCGAGCATTGGTTCCGCGTGCCGCTCAAGATCCGCATGGCGGTCAAGGCGCAGTATCGCCCCGGCCAGGAGCGCTATGGCGGCCCCGAGCCGTCGGAGCGCTACTGGACGGCCGTGCGCGAGGCGCAGAACAGCCTGGAGGCTGCCGATGCCTAAGCCGGTGATCCTGACCACGCTGCGTCCCGAGCTCGTCGAGGCCTTCCTGGAGCGCTCCGAAATTGACCGGGCGAATGTCTGGGTGGTGTCAGCTGGCCATCATCTGGGCCTGTTGCAGGTCGGGCCCGACGTCTACGCGCTCCACGCCGACAAGGGCGCGGCCGCGGCGCTCGCGTCGAAGCTCGGGGGTCGGGTGCTCGATATCGCAGGGCTGCAGGCTGCAGCCGCAGGAGTTGGTTGATGGCGCTGCCGGTGATCGTTCGCGAGTTTCTGAAACGCGTTGCCTTCAACGCCGCGGAAAGCGCCATGGGGCGCGGTCGCCGCGTGCTGGTGGTCATGTTGGTGGCCGAGGGCCCCAACGGCGAGCTCGTCCACGCCTGGAAGAACCTTGATAACGCGACGGCGCGCGCTGCCTTCGCCGAAATGCTCGAGCGTGAGGCGCACGAATTGCGCAATGCGACCGCAACCGACGCCGACCTGGCCGCTGGCGCGCCCGACACCAAGCTGGTGCATTGATGGCTTCCCGCTCAGACAGCCGCGCGCGCGAGGTCTGCAAGCGGGCAGAGTCCACGTTTGAAAAGCAATCGGCGCGGCAATCGCTGAACCAGGAGCTCGCCGAGATCTTCTTCCCCGAGCGCGCCTCGTTCTTCGGCGCGGATCTGATCGGGGACGAATATTACCGCGACAAATACGACGGCTCGCCGATGTTCATGCGCTGGCGCTTGGGCAATGCGCTGGGCGCGATGAGCCGGGGCCGGGGCCAGGAATGGTTCGAGGCGAAGGTGTTTCCCGATTGGCTGAACGAGAAGGATCCAGTCGCCGATTGGAACGCCGACAAAACCAAGACCATGCGCTCGCTGGTCTATGATGAGCGCGCTCAGATGGGCGCGCAGCTGTCGCTCTCCGATCAGGACTACGCCACGTTCGGCTATTCCTGCGTCAAGCTCACCACCAACGACGATCTCTCCGGCCTCTTGTTCCGCACCAAACACCTGGCCTCGGTGGCGGGCGAGGAAAACGGCGAGGGCATCATCGACGTCACCCACGAACGACTGCGGCCGACGGGGCGGGTGGCGCTGAAAATGTTCGAACGCCGCGGCAATCTCCCGCGCGCGCTGAAGCAAGCGGCAATGGATGATCCCTCAGGGCGTCTCGACGGGCTTATGCTGTCGGTGTTTCCGCTTGGCGAGTACGAGCCGTCGAAGAAGCGCCCGCCGTCGAAGGATCATAAATGGGTCGCGCTCTATGTCGATTGCGACACCGAGTCGGTGGTGCAGGAGGAGTTCTTCTGGTCGTTCCCGTATATCTGGCGGCGCTGGCTGCAGGCGGTGGCGAACTCGCCTTATGCGGTGTCGCCATGCGCCATGCTGGCGCTCGCCGACAGCCACATGGGCCAGGATATCCGACGCACCATGATCGAGGCCATGGAGCGCGCGGCGGATCCGCCGCAAATGATCGCCGCCGGCGCGATCGACGGCTCGCTCGATCTGGCGCCCTCGGGCGAGAACTACATCCGCCGCAATTTCGACTGGCGCTCCGGCAAGCCGATTCAGGCCGTCGAGAACGGGGCGATGCCCAATTTCGCCTTTGAATTTGCCAAATCCAACACCGAGGCGATCGCGCAGTACTGGCTGATCAATCTGTTGACGCTCCCGCAAGATCGGGAAATGACCGCTTACGAAACCGAGCGGCTGATCGACCAGGACGCTCGTGAGGCCTCGCCCATCTTCGAACCGATGGAAGGCGACAACGCCCGGATGATGAACCGGGCCGACGATATTGGCACCCGCTGGGGCGCGTTTGCGCCGAGGCCCGAGCAGCTGGTGAAGCGCGGGGTTGAATCCAAGTATTCGTTCGAGACCCCGATCTCGATCGCGCTGCGGCGTCTCCGCGCGCAACAGGCGACACAGGTGATCTCGTTCGTCGGGCAGATGGCCCAGCTCGAGGCGCAGTACCAGCAGACCCAGGCCTTCCGCTCGGTCGATTGGCACAAGGTTATCCGCGACGCCATTCGCGGCATCGGGCCTGGCGATTGGGTGCGCGACGAACAGGAAGCCGCCGGCGACATCGCGGGCGACCAGCAAGAGGTCAATATCCAGAAGGCCATTCAGCTGGCGTCACAAACCAATGCTCTGGCCTCGCCCTCTGCGCTGTCGGCGGGCAAGCCGCGCGCAGCGCTGCCCGCGCCCGCGCCGGTTAACGCGCAGCCGGTCTGATGGCTGGCGCTTCTCCTCCCCCGCCCGTGGTTGTGGTGGCGCCGGAACCGCGGCGCCCACCAGGTGCGCCTCCGGTGTCGGCCGAGGAGATCGAGGATCTCCGCCAGGCCGAGGCCGATCTGCGACGCCTGCTCGAAACGGCGGAGGGTCGCCGCGCGCTGCGCTTCGTGCTCCGGCGTCTGTGCGGGGTGTTCGAGGACGGATACGTTCCCGGGGGGCTTGAAGCCGAGCGCCACGCCACGTTCAACTCCGGGCGACGATTCGTCGGACTACAGCTCATGCAGGTCGCCGGGATCCGGCTCGATTATCTCCGCCAATTTGAAGAGGCCCCACATGGCAATCGCCGCGAAGCCAGTAACGAAGCCAAACGACTCCTCCGCGAACGACAAGAAGGGGGCGTCAGTGGTGACGAAACCGGGGCCAAAGGGCGAGGGCGACGCCGGCGACAAAAAACCAACGGCTGAAGAAGCCGCCGCGGCTGAGGCTGCTGCGACCGCTGCCGCTGAAGCCGCCGCTGCCGCTGCAGCGAAAAAGGGCAAAGAAGGCGAGGGAGGCGACGATGATAAGGGCGGCGCCGGTGATGGTGACACCGATGCCGACCTCGCCGAGATCGCGGGTGACGACACCGAGCTTCTCGCCAAATTGACGGCCTATCGCGACAAGATCAAAGCCGAGGCGGCCGAAGCCGGCGGTGAAGATTGGCGCGTGGCCATGGCGGGCGGGGACGAAAAACTCCTGGCGCGCCTGAAGCGCTACGCCTCCCCAGCCGATGCGGGCCGCGGGCTCGCTGCGGCCGAGGCTGCGGCGCGCGCCAAGGGCGGCGTGCAGATCCCCGGCGACGACGCCAAGCCCGAGGACGTCGCCAAGTTTTACACCGACCAAATGGGGCGCCCCGAAAAGCTCGAGGATCTGAAGGTCGAGCCGACGCTCCCCGATGGCGAGGAGCTCACCGACGACGAACGCAACATCGTGGCTGGCGTCATGGGCGCGCTCTGGCAGTCCGGGAATTTTGGGACCAAGACTGGCCAGTTTCAAAGCGCTGCGCAGATCGTGGTCGACATGCTGGTCGGCGGGCGCGCGGAAATGGCCAAGCGCATGGGCGCAGCCGCCGACACCACGAAAAAGGCGCTGGCGAAGGCCTGGGGCGCGGGCGACGTCGACAAGAATCTGAAGCTCGCCAACGCCTATGCGGGCCAATTGTGCACGGCCGCCGGCGTCGATGCGGCCGCGCTCGGTAACCTGGTGTTGCAGGATGGCACCCGGCTCGGCGACAACGAGCTCTACGCTCGCGCCATGGCCGTTGGTGGCCGTGACGCCGGCGAGGATCTGGTGCTGATCCCCGACGATGATGGCGGGCGCACCGCCGAGCAGCTTGAGGAGGACTATTCCAAGGAGCTCGCGCTGGCGAACGGCTCGGCGGTCGAGAAAAAGGAATATGACAGCGCCGCCGGCAAGGAACGCCGGGCGAAAATGCTGTCCCGGCTCAAGAAGGCCGGCGGCTCGCCAAACCGCGCCGCAGCACTCGCCGCCAAAGCGTCGAAGGGCGGCAAGGGCGGCAACGCCAAGGAAGGCACGGGGCGCAAGGCGTGACCCTGACGCTCTGGGACGCCGCCTGGGCTGGGCTCGGGTGCTGGGCGGTCGGGGCCTGGTGCGGGCTCCGGCTCCACGATTGGCTGAAACGCGCGCGGTGAGCCGTGAAATCCTGGAACCCTCCCAAAGCGCCTACGGTGGCCGCTCCTGCGCGTCTCCGTTCGATCGATGGCGGGCAGGCCGACGTCCCGAAAGGCGCTGAGGGCGTTCGCCTCGTCGATCTCCGCCCCTTCCTGGTGCGCTATGTGGTGGAGGGCGACCGAATCCTGCACCGGGTGGTGCAGACCGTCGCCGAATGTCAGGGGATCCGGTTCTATTGCCCGCTGCCAGGGTGCAACCACCAGATCGTCTGCTGGTCGCGCTCGCGTGGCGTCCCGGAGGATGCGACGCCTGGGCCAGGACGCTGGAAAATCGAGGGTGACAACCTGGGCGACCTCACCCTCAACGCCGAAGCGCCCGGCGGCGCGCGCTCGGTGCAGCTGAATGGTGGGTGTAACTGGCACGGGTTCGTGACTAAGGGGTTGGTGACCACATGCTAGGATTCGTTGCGGGCTTCGTGCTTGGGGTCTTGTCGATGGGCTCGCTGTTGGCGCTCTTGCTCTGGCTGAGGGCGCTCGAAATCGACGCCGAGGAACTCTCTGAAACGATCATAAAACGGGACATGGGCCTGATCGGGTCCATTAGCAGCGTCCCGCCCGTCCTCACGCCCAACCCGTAGACGTTTTCCCCCGACTCACACTATCGGCGCGGGTGTCAGGGCTGCGCGCTGCGATCCGTGCCAGCCTTTGGACGACCGCCCCTGCTCAGGCAGGCCTCGTCCTTCGACCGAACCACGCGGCCCCCGCGTGGCGCGCCTCGGACCCGGGCCCCGGCCTGGACGCCCCTTGAGGCTCGCTGGTTAAGGGCCGCCCCGCGTGGGCCCCGGAGATCGTGCTGCGCTAACTCAACAGGGGCACACCTATGGCTGGTTCTAACATCGTCTCCGCGGCTGAGGCCGAGGAATGGGAAGGCGAATTCATCATGAATTATGGGCAGAGCACGTCGCTCCTGCCCCAACGGTGCAATCAGTCCGGCTGGATGTCGGGCGCGGGCACCGTCTCCTTCACGATCGTTGAAAACGATCAGATCACCACGACCCGCGGCGCCAACGGCGACATCGTCTACCGTAACTCGAACCAATCCGAGATCACGGTCGCGCTGCAGGAAGCGCTGGGCGCTGAGGACATCGACAATTTCACCGCGTTCAAATCGTCGGTCGATCAACGCAAAATCATGTACGCCCGGGTCGAGGGCGCGATCCATCGCAAGATGGACGATCTCATCCTGACGGAGCTCGACGGTACGCCCAATTCGATCAATTCGGGCGATCTGCCCAGCGGCTCCGGCACGATCGGCTTCGCCCTTCTCACCAAGAACGCGCTCGAGGTCACCTCGCTGTTCCACTCGCTCACGGTTGGCCAGGAAGGCGTCGCCACGGGCGTGCTGACCGTGCGGGGCTTTGCCTATCTCGAGCAAAACGTCCCGGTCGCCTCGCGCGATTACAACGACGATATGCCCCTGGTGAAAGGCTATAAGCCGTTCACCTGGCAAGGCGTGCTCTGGACCCCCTACGCGCGCGGGACCACGGGTGCGGGCACCAATTCGGGCTCCTGCTACCTGTTCCACCAGACTGCGGTGGCGTTCAAGGAAGCCGGCGACGTCTCGATGATCGTCGATTTTGACAAGAAAAACCGCAAGTGGTTCTGCAACGGCCAGGAATGGTGCGCCGCCAAGCGTCTTTTGGACAACGGCGTGCTCAAATTCCTGCACGACGACAGCATCGCTTTCCCGTGATCTCTGGCGGGGCCGCTGGCGTCGGGCTCTAACGGGTTCGGCGCTGGCCGCCTCGGCGGCGTTCTGGCTTCACTTTTTGGAGGGCCTCCATGGCTTTCGTTCCTGCAAACCTGAAAATGGGCGAGGAGTTCGGGATCTTCCGGAACCACGTCTGGGCCTATGAGACCACCGACTCTCAGGCCACCATGAACTCGGCGAACTATTTCGACGGCGCGGCTGCGAAGGGCATGCAGATCGGCGACGAAGTCTACGCCACGATCTGGACCTCGGCGGTCCCCACCGGCGGCCACCCGGTCCCCGGCACCTCGGCGATCACCGGGCGCATCCGCTTCATCGTCAACGCGATCGCGGCGGGCGACCCGGCCACGGCCCACATCGATGTGGCCGATGGCGACGCCTACACCATGACCGACAGCGACTAGGCGTCGGGCTGATTCTGGGTTTAAGGGCGGGGTGCAAGCCTCGCCCTTTCCTTTTGGGAGACCCCATGTCCGCAATCAAGCTCAAGGCCACGATGCCGCAATATCGCGAGCCCCTGACCGCCAACGGCCAGGCCCGCAACACCTACGAAGCGGTGATCCCGCACGACACCGCGCTCGATACGCTGCTGACGCCTAATTATTGGTGGCCGGTGTCGCGCCAGATGAAACCGCTCGAGGACATCTGCTGCCTCTGGGAGGACGGCTCGCGCGTCGTAGTCTTGAAGGTGATGGGCAAAAACGAGCGCGCCCAGACCATCCTCACCACGGCGGTGTCGGATTGGCAGGCGCCGAAGCCGGAATTGCCGGCGGGCTTCTCGCTCGAGTTCAACCGCAACAAATCGATTGGCTGGCACATCCTGCAGGAAGGCCGCAACGCCGCATATGGCTCGGGCTTCGCGACCGCGATGGAGGCCGCCGCTTGGTTCCACGCCGACACCCGCTCGGAGGACACGCCGGCCGCGCGCGCTGCGCCGAAGGCGAAGGAACCGCCCAAGGGGGCGAAGCTCACCGCTGATAAGCCCGAGGCCGCCTAATGGCGTTCACCCGCGCCGAGCTCTACGCCGACGTCTCCACTTGGCTGAAGGAAAAATCCTTGGTCGTGGGCGCTGCCGGCATTGCGGCGCGGGTGAGCGAAATCGAGAAGGGGTGCGCGGAATTCCTGCTCGGCATGAACGAGTGGACTTTCGCCTCCCGCGTCGAGCAGCTGCAGCTGGCGCCATCGCAGGCCGATCTGATCGGCTGGACCTATCGCTACGCGCTGGGCTCGGTCTTGAAGGTCAACTGGGTTTCGATGACCGGTCGACGTCGCGATCGGATGCGCGACGGCTGGGTCAACCGCGAAGGCTTCATCCTGACCGATGCGTCGCCCCTCTATCGCGAAGGGGTCATGGCGGAATACGCCAACGAGGCCAAATATGGCTACTGGCCGCGCGCGTTTGGGAAAGCGGTGGCCTCCCACATCGCCGATCAGCTGCAGGGCGCGGTGGTCAACTCGGCCACGCACCAGCAGCAATTGAGCGCGCGCACCATGGGTCTCTTTGAAGAGGCCTGCCTGCAGGATCGCGACAACACGTCCGAGCAGCCACGACCCACGGGCTCCTGGCTGCGCTCGCGCCGCGGCGGCCGGCGCGCCAACCGGTGACCCTCGCACGGCCCCAGGTGCTGTCGCTCAATGGCGGCGAGGTCGATCTCGACGTCATCGCCCGCAGCGATATCGATTCCTATTCCAACAAGGCCCAGGTTTTCGAGAACGCGCTGCCCGGCGTGAAGGGCGGCATGATGCGCGCGCCCGGCACCCGCTTCATCGGCTTTTGCCAGGATGGTCCGGGCGGCGAGCTCGAGCCGGCGCTGACGACCTGGCGCTTCTCGCGGGCCCAATCCTTCACCGTCGATCTGGCGCCGGGGCGGCTCCGGCTCATCTACGACATCGGCTTCGTCCAAACCGGCGACGCCACGGGTGCGTTCTCCGGCGGTGGCTGGGTCGACGCCTCAACCGCCGGCGGCTCGATCTCGCCTACCCTGCCGACCTGGCCGCCGCAGCCCGGGGATCCGGGCGTCACGCCGCCTCCTGACGCTGGCGGCGGCGCCGGCGGGACCGGTGGTTCTGGCGGCGGGACCGGTGGTTCTGGCGGCGGCGGCGGCGCTGGCGGCGGCGGCGGGGCCGATGGTGGGCCTTATTCGCCGCCGCCGCCCTCCGGCGGATTTGGCGACGGCTCATCGCAAAATCCACACACGGTGCGGCAATGAGCGCGATCGCCCCGCCGCTGACGCTCGAGGCTCCCGATGGCGGGGTCGCCGCCGCCACGATCGCGGTCACCACGGCGACGCCCGGAACGCTGGCCTCGGTGCACATCGAGGTCTCCCGCAATTGGGTGGATCTCTTGATCGGGACCGTGGTCAGCACCGGCGACATCAGCCGCGGCAAGTACGGCACCGACCGCGTGCGGCTCCTCCCGGGCTCGCACGTGCTGTCCTTCATCCCCGGGGTGGCGACCTACTACTTCCGGTTCGAACGTGCGGGCGAGGGCCTGGCGGCCGTCACGGCCCTTTATTTCGTCGATCCCGGCGACCTTGAGCTCGACGCCCCTTATGCCGAGGATGAGATCGCCTCAGTGCGCCAGGCGCAGTCGCGCTCGGTGCGGTGGTTCTGGCACTTCCTGCACGCGCCCCGGGCGCTCGTCCGCTACGCCAACGACAGCTGGGGCTTCGTCGAATGGCGCGCCGACGACGGCCCTTTCATCGATGGCGACGCTAACATCACCATGACGCCTGGCGCGCTTCGGGGGGTCGACGTCACACTTGAGGCTGATCGCGATTTCTTCAACGCCAACCATGTCGGCGCGCTGATGTCGCTTACCGCGGCCGGGCAAATCGTCACCAAGAACGTCACCGCCGAGGACCAATGGTCGGAGCCCATCCTGGTCACCGGCATCACCACGGGGCGCACTTTTATCGCCACGGTGGGTGGGACCTTCGTGGCGGACGTCACGCTGCAGCGCTCGGTCGGGACCGATGTCGATTGGACCGACGTCGAGATCCTCTCGACCGGCCAGACCCAGGTGAACGACGGTTTCGACAACAGCACGATTTATTACCGGATCGGGGTGCGCCCCGGCAATTACACCTCCGGCACGCCCGAGCTCGCGCTCACGTTTGCAGCCGGCGAAACCTCTGGCGTCGCCCGCATCACCGAGGTGAGCGACGCGCAAAACGCTTTCATCGACGTGATCACCCCGTTTGGCTCCCTCTCGGCCACGCGGACCTGGGAGGAGGGTGCATGGTCAACGTTTCGCGGCTGGCCGGCGTGTGGCGATCTATTCGACGGGCGGCTCTGGCTCGCTTCGATCATCTCAATCTTTGGCAGCGAATCCGGGCTGTTCGAGAGCTTCAAGCTTGGCGAAAACGACGGCGACGGGATTTCGCGGATCCTGGCCGTGGGCGATGCATCGCCGGTCCGCTGGCTCAAGGGCGCGCTGCGCTTGCAGCTCGGCGTCGACGCGGACGTTGCCGATATCGACGCCGTGTTGATCCAGGACCCTGGCACGCTCCAGGTCCGCTCCTCGTCGCTTGAGGAGGTGCTGACGCCGTCGAACATGACCGCGCGCGCGCAATCGGCCAAGATCTGCTTTGTCGACGCCTCCGGCTATCGGGTGCGCCGGGTGTCCTACGATCTGAACACCGACAGCTTCGTCACCGACGATCTCAACCGCTTGAACGAGGATATTGGCTTCAAGGGCGGGGGTTTCATCGGGCTGACGGCGCAGCTCCGCCCCAGGGTGCGGCTGCATCTGCCGCGCGCCGATGGGCAGCTGGCGGTGATGACGCTTTCCGAACAGGAGCAGATCGAAGCCTGGGCGCGCCAGGTCTATCCGGGGGCTGCTGGCGCCGAGGACGACGCCTCGGTGCTTTCGGTGACGGCGACGCCGGGCGTTGCGTCCGGCGAGACCGACCAGGACTTCGTGTTCATGGCGCTCGAGCGCTCGATCGAGGGCGTGCCGCGGCGCATGATCGTGCGCCTCGAGCGCGATCGCGCCACCAACCACGCTGATTTCTGGCATCTGGCCGAGGCGCTTCGCTACGCCGGACCGCCGGCGCGCGTCATCACCGGGCTTGACCACCTCTATGGCGAGGAGGTGCTGGTCTGGGGCGCGCTCGCCGGCGACACCGAGGCCGCGCAATTTGGGCCATTCACCGTCGACATTGTCGACGAGGACGGCGGCGTCGGCATTGATCTCGGGGAAAACAACGAATGCAGCGCCGCGATCATCGGGCGCGAAATGCTGACCCGCTACATGAGCGGGAAGCTGCCCTATGGCGCCCAGGCTGGGACCGCCGTCGGGCTCATCAAAAAGGTGACTTATGTCACGGTGCTATTCCGCGAAACGGCCCTGGGCGGGTTCTCCATCGGGGTCGCCAATGGCGAAAGCTACGATCCGAATATTGATCCGTTCGAGGTCACCCAGCTCTATCGGCTCGAGGACCTCGCGGTGGACATTCCGGTGGATTCCGCGCCCGCGCTCTATACGGGCGAGATCCGCGTTCCGGTGGGATCTTTCACAGAGAACCTCCGCGATCCCCGGATTTTGATGCAATTCGACGGCGCCGGCCCCGGCCAAGTGCAGGGCTACACCGTGGAAATGACAACCCAGGAGGGCTGATTCCTTGCTCGCGGTTGAGCCGCTCGAATGGTGGCACGGACGCCGCTTCGGCGTGCTCCGGGTCAAGGACGAGGTCGCCGGCTATGCCGCGCTCGAGGACGGCGTTGTGGTCGCGATCGGGGGCGCCACGGAATCCAATGGCGAGGTCTGGCTGTTCGCCGCCGGGCCGGTGCGCCCGATCTTCCATCGCTCCGCGCTCGTTCTGCTTAAGGACCTGGCGGCGTCGGGGGTGGAGCGGGTCTGGGCTCGACCGGACGCCGGAATCGCTAAATCTGACCTGTGGCTCACCCGTTTGGGCTTCCGGCCACACGATGCTGCCAACCGGGAAGGGGCGTGGATCTGTGAGCTTCGCTAGCGACATGATCGCCTCGGTGGGCAATTTCGCCAAGTCCGCCATGCCGGCGATCTCGGCCGCGGGCACGCTTCTGTCGGCGCGCCAGAAGCTGGCCGGGGGATCCGAGGACGCTGCGATCGCGGATTCGGTGGCCTCGCAATTGGACGCCCGCGCCAATGAAACCCGGGCCATGGGCTCGATCCAAAGCCAGCGTCTCAAGGTGGCGAACGAGCGGCTGCGGTCGCGCCAGCGCGCCATCCTCGCCGGCTCCGGCTTCAAGATGGACGACCCGACCGGGACCGCGCTGCAGGACGCGGTGACCAAGCAGGGCACGATCCAGGAGCTTCTGGCGACCGCGCAGGCCGAACAGGAAGCCCGCAACGATAACCTCCGCGCCAAGCTCGTCCGCAAACAGGGCGCGCAGGCCCGGCAGGCCTCCTACCTGGTGGCCGGAGAGACCCTGGTGAACGGGTTTTCCTCCTGGCGTGACCGCTTTGGCACCGCACCCGCCAACGACGGCGGCTCAACCGATACGCCGCAAGTGTGGGACGAAGGCGGCCTCGATAATCCTCCGCCCTGGATGGCGGCTGGTTATTGATGGCGAACGTTCCCAATTCCGACGAGGTCCCGCTCGAGGGCCTGCGCCAAACCCGCGACGTCGTCTCCCCGCCTAAATCGCCGCTGACGCCGGCGATCGGGGAAGCCGCCGACGCGGCGACCGAAGTCGTCAATCGGCTGCAGGACCAACAGAACTCGCTCGATGTGAACCGCGCCGACATGGCCTCGACGATGGCGCTCGAGCAGATCCGGCAGAAATTTGAGAACGACGACGATTGGCAAACCGCGCCGCAGCGCGCGCTGACTGAAGCCACGCAAACCATGCAGCAGGCCGGCGGCGGCTTGCAGGGCGCCGCCACCCGGCGCGCCTGGATGGAGCACACCTCGCAGACGCTGTCGCGTTTCGACGGCGTTATGCAGAACCAATCCCGCCAGCGCGGGACCGATCTCGCGCGCGCCAACATCATCACCTCCGGGGCGCAGGCCCGTGACGTCGCCGCTGATCTCTCCCAACCGCAGGAGATCCGCGACAAAGCCCAGACCGGCTGGGCGGCGATCGTGCAGGCCGGCGTCGATAACGGGCTCATCCACCCCGACGACGCGGCCCAGATGGTGGTCACTCAGACCAACGAAGTGCGCGCGAAAGTCGCCGGCGCGCTCGAGGCTGAGGTTGTGCAGCGCATGAACCTCGATCCTGATCACCTGGCCGCCGAGATCGAAGCCAATCACGGCGATTGGGCCACGCTCGATCCCGACACCCGCGCGCGTTTCCTCCGCCAAGCCCAGGAGTCCGGGGCGAACATGGCGGTGGAGCATGCACTGCTCGCCACGGTGCGCACCGGCGCGATCACCTCCGACGAGGATCCAGCGCTCGCTGGGCGCTGGCAATATCTCAGCGACAACGCGCGCCTGGGTTACGCCGAGCACGCTGCGGCCGCGCTGCGGACCTACAACGCCGCCTCAGCGATGGGTGATCTCGCCGGCAAGTCGCTGCCCGAAATCGCGGCCATGGCCGACGAGGCCGAGCGCGCCGGCGTCACCGGTGGTGGGACGGGTAATCCGTATTTGGGTGCAGCGGCGCGCACGCACCTTCGCGCCGCGCGCGACGATCCGGCGTCCTATGTGATGTCGACACAGCCCTACGTCGCTTATCTGGCTCAGCAATACACCACGCTCTCAACCCAGGCGGCGGCAGAATTGACCGCTGCTCGCGCGCACGCCCAAACCCCGCAGCAACGCGATGCGGCGGAAAACTCCCCGCTGCAGGCCCAGGCGCTCGAGGCCCGCGTCGCTTATGCAAACGCCATGCTTGCCGCGCAGGCCGCCCTCGGCATGCCGCCGTCGCGACAAGCACTCTATCCGCGCGCTGTGCTGCAAGCCTGGGCCACGCGCGTGCGCGCCATGTCGCCGGCCGACCAGGCCGCTTATGTCCAGAACTCGCTGCCGACCCAGCTCGACAACACCTGGGGCGCGATGGGCTCCGACAACCGCGAAATCTGGGAGAAGGCCTATCGAGAACACATCGACGCGCTGAACGCCGCGGACCAGCCGCCCGACCAAGCGCCTCCGCCAGAGCCTGCCGATCGCGCCGCCCAGGGCGCCTCGTTCGATTCCGTGAAAGGCTCGCTGCTGCGGCTCTTGAACGCCGGCGCTGATCTCGATGCGCCGGGTGTCACCGGCATGGTCAACGCGCTCTCCCCTGCCGATCGCCGCCGGCTCATGGCCGATCCCGATGTTCTTCGCGCCTCCGGCGCCCAACAGGACGGTCAATAATGGGCCTCGCTCCCCGCTCCGTCCTGCACGCCGTTCACCTCGATTTCACCGCACCGCGGCTCCGGTCGGCCAGACTCGAGTCCGGCGACCACGCCCTCGTGTTCGAACCCCGGCCCCATCCCGTCGGAATTCCGGCGGAAGTCGGGGCCGATGCTGCTGCGCCCTTCCGCCCCGCCTTCGCGCCTGGCGGGGGCGATGGCGCAGATCAGCCGCCGGTCCCGGCGACAGCCCCTGATTTCTCCTCGCCCTCACAAGGCCTCGGTGGGCCGATTGGTGGGGATGGTGGTCCCCGGCTGATCGACGATCCCCAGACCGTGGGGTTTCGGCAGGGGCTCCTGTCCAGCGCGCGTGGCGATTACGATTGGTTCGTCGGCTCCCACGAGCACCAGGATCTCTTGTCCCAGCTCGGGCCGGTCGAGCACGTCCAGGTTCCCGGCGCGCCGGAACCGCTGCCCGGGATCCGCATCACCCCCGACGTGCAGCAACGACTGAACGGCGGCGACCTTCCCTTGGCCCCGGCGCCGCAGCCGGCCGCGGCCAATTTTGGCGCCGGGCGCGAGCTCAACCCCAACGGCTTTTTTTCCGCGTCGCTCGAGGCGGCGAAGGCGCTTCCCGATCGGGCGATGACGCCAGAGGAAGCGATCAACCGCATCGCCAAGGCCAGGGGTGTTGAGGGCTTCACAGGGCGAA